TTGAGTGAATGAACCTAGTGGATAAGTTGCGACAGATGGACCATTAGAACGTGTAGTCCTCTTTCTATAACCAGAATCGATCCTCTTAATAGCAGAAGTGCTGTCCACTGGATTAGTGTAACCATAAGGACCATAGATTGGATTACCATCGTAGGCAAAGCCAATAATAGGAGAGTGATTAGCAATAGTATCATTAAGACTTGTCTTCAATGAAGGTGGATATGCAACTGCACCATAGTTTCTAAATCCTCTGGAGTTTAGGAAAGAGAATCCATTCTCAGTATCTTTATCAGATCCTAGGGTTTCGTATCTATTCTTAACCCACTCGAAGATAGATGCTGTTGCTGTAGCAGCAGATCCAGAAGGGATTACTTCAATTAATACATCACCAGCTGTATAGAATGAACCACCATTGATTTTAACCATCTCGGTGATTTGTCCAGTTGCAGAGACTCTTGCCTCATAGTCTGCAAATCTGCCTCTACCATTTCTATCAGTAATTCTAATTGTAGGAGGTGCAGAGTAATACTCACCAGGATCTGTAATAGTAATGCTAGTGATCTCACCCATTGTGACCACAGCATTCAATACAGCATTTCTACCAGAAACAATATCTACAGTAGGTGCTGTGGTATAATTACCAGGAGTATCAACTGTGACGGATTCTACAACCAAACCCGACATATTTGCTGTCGCTAGATATGGTGTGTTATTAACCAAAACAAATGGTGGTCTGCTATATCCAGTGCCTTGATTGTTTACCTTGATAGATGTAATACCACCCGTGAATACACTATCTTCATGCTTGTGACTATATGCTAGTACACCATCAACAAAGATTCCAATGTCCTTTCTCGAAGATGCATATGTCTCAGTTGTAGTCTCAGGAGACTTGCGAATAGTTCTCAATAAGGGTTGATCAATTGGAGTATCGCTAGCAGGAATCGTCTGATTGAAGAAAACGGTTCTTCCTACAGGGAATCCACTAGAACAGATGTAATAGTTCTCCTCGTCTTCAAAGATTTCAGTAATACCAGGAATAGTCTTTGTATTAGCACTAGTAGTTCTGGCGTCTCCACTTTGTACAACATCAGAGGGTTGTGGGAACTTCCATCTAATTGTGTTAGTAGATGTCTTAATAATAGGATCTACAGTATCAAATCCAGACTTCTCTACATTGATTACTTCTCCTTCAATACCATATGGTACAGAGGATTTAGGAATTAGATTGTATACAACACCTAAAGGAATCAAAGATACGTTCTTGCCCTTGATTACTACATTACTATAAATTTTTGTACCAACAGCATGTGTAGTAGAAAGAGATCTATTTTTGATAGTAAACTTTCGAGCTGTCTTAGATGCATACTCAATAAGTTCACTATTGACGTAGAAAGATCCTTCTTTCTCCCACCCAAATGTTGAATCTACTTCAATGGTATCGCCAACCACATCAGTTGTGGAAATAACCTCAGTTAGAACTGTTTTGCTAGCAATCGAGAATGCATTGTTGATAGTTGAACGATTGAGAACAATATCCCACATCTGTACACCATCTACAACTTGCTCTTTGAGAACATTCTCAACAACAGCAGATGCAAAGTTACCACTACTCTCTGAAATAGTTTCACCAATTAAATCTTCTGGGTTTCCACTAAGAGCAAGAACTCTAATAGCATAAACATTAGACCAGTCAGACTCAGATGCTTTTAATGTGGTATCCTTTGGATAATATACGTCAGTCTCTGTGCTACTAATTAACGCATTGAACAAAAACTGGATAGAACGCTTGGTTCCTTTAGCTTTGTAGAAAGATCCAATGTTCTTAATAAGAGTTCTCTTATCAATCTCGCCTCTCAGATACTTTTCTGGAATACCTGCGAGATATTCTGACTCAAATCCTTGAATCAGACTGAATAGAAATAGATTACTTAAATTTTGTACTTTTGAGTCTACAGCATGGTTGTCTGCTACAGTAGAAACAAAATTGGATGTACGATACAGATCTCCAAGAGTTGTATTACCATGTACACCACGTTTTAGTCCGTCTAGTGTTGTATCAGTCTTGGAACTGTAAAAAATGATCTCATCATCAATCTTTACCAGTCCCTGATCAGGATACCCTTCTGTAGATACAACGTTGATACTCGTCTGTGAGTTACTAGCAGCAGATGATAAAGTTGTTGTGGCGAATACTGACTTGTCATAGAAATTGATATCACGGTAATTAGTCAGGTTATTAATAAGGTCTAGAACACCACCCCTTAATTCCTGTTGCCCATAGTAAGACTTTAGAAAACTAGCAAATAGTTGATAGTCCTCTACAATGAAATTAGGTAACTGATTCTCAATCAGATACGAGATGTTTCTAGACTTTAAGTTCATTCTGGAACAGCACTAAAGTTGGATTTGGAGATATCAACGTCAAGATAAACTTCACGTACAGCGTTTACATCTTTGGATGCAGGTTCTACGCGAATTTCAATTTTGTTATCAGAAAAACTACCTGAGATAATAGTTAAGTTGTACAGTTTAATTTCGCCTTTTTGATAATCAATTTCACCGACTTCTTTCTGTACGTAAACCTTTTCCCCAGTTAGAGAATTCAGTCTATATAGGTCGATTTTACCAGCGGTATCATCTTCCAGATATACAGTAAATGTTGGATATTCTGATATAACAAATCCAGTAGACTTCATGACTGGATCATCACAAGAATCTTTAAATTCATTCAAGAAACACAGTTCATAGTAAAATGTTGAGTTGAGGGTAGGATAGAAATCCTTTCTCAATGTAACATTTGTAATATTTGAAGAAATTGAAGGATCTGCACCATCAATCACTGCTGCATATCTAGAATGACGGAATCTACCGTTAAACTTCTCAGTTTGACTAGATGCAGTATACTCATCAACTGCAGTTGTGACTTTCTTACTAATCTCTGCTTTAGTCTCAGTAGTCTTAGAAGACTTGTAGCTTACAACTGAAGACAACTCAATGTATAGAATAGAGGGATCGATAATCTCAGGTGTAACCGATGCAATCGTGTAATCTCTCAGTTTCTTAACAATGTCTTGCTTTGTAAATGAAGATAGAGCAGTTCCTACCTTTGGTTTGATAGCAATCTTAACTTTACCAAACTCGGGTGGTTCATCTTGCTCTCCACCAAATGTAATGATGTCTGCAGTTGCAGGGAAGACCTTTCTAACAATAGAAGCGTAATCATCGCTTGTAACCGCTCTGTCTTGGGCAGCAAAGGTCTTTGGAGCAGAATACTTGATAGACGACACAGACTCAATTTCAGCGCCTCCCTGCGCTGCTGAGACGGTTGTGACGGTTGGCGTGAAACTGAATGGTGTTCCCGTTTTGGATGTTAAGATACCAGAGAACGAAAATGTCTTAGCGCCATTTGCATCTTCGCCATCGGTAACAACATATGTTACTTCTACAAAATTATTGTGCTGTAACTTCTTACCATAGACGCCATCACCAAAGAACAACTCATATTGTTCGTCAAGTGATTCTTCAACAAAGAAAACTTTAGATGAGGAATCTAGATCTAGAATATTGTCTGCAACATCATATGTCTCATAAGATGTGCTGGTTTCGTTTTCATATACTCTGATCTTAATTGTAGATGCATCTAGACCAGGGTTATTGAGAACGAACTTCTGTTTCTTCAGTGCAGTGTTAATAGTAAACGACTGCTTAATTAATGTTCCTTGATATACGTCAACTGTACCAAAACTAGCAGTGTTACCATTTAGAGGTGCTTCATGGTCATCAACAACTACAAACTGGTAGATAGCATCATCAAATGATGTAGTAAATCCAGTTCCTCTTTTCAATACACATGTTGTTGGAATAGTTCCTTGTCCACTATAAGAAATTGAGAAATCTAACTTAGCTAGTGGTGCAGTAGTAGACCTGGGGCGATATCCAATCTGCTTCGCCAGGGACACCACATTGTCTCTCAAGGACGCGGAATCCAAGAACATCTCATTAATCACCATGTTCGTGTTGAACGCGGTGTAATAAGTGTTATATGCTAGTACGTCTAGCATTGTGCTTAAGGTTGACCCTTCAAAGTCGTAATCAGTGAAATCACTATTCGCTCTGAGGTAATCAACCAAGGATGCTTTAATGTCTGCGAAATCTAGATTCGCAAGTTGAGTGTAAGGCATTACTGACTACGATTTAAGAAGAACTCAATTGATATACGTGGTACATCAGCACGACTGAGAACTTTAAAGTCCAATCGTACATCAAAACCATTAGAATCAAAGTTAGGTTCGACTAAGCACTCTTGAATCGTAACCCTTGGTTCATACCTCTTGAGTGTCCTAACTATTTCATCTCTAATACTACCAGCAGTACCAAAATCTAATGGCTCAAACAAATATGTTCTAACATTAGAACCATACTGTGAATCGTATACTCTTTCTCCTTTATTAGTCAGAAGAATATTCAAAACCGCCTGCTTTACCGCAGCATCTTCCTTCTTCACCAAAAGGTCTTCAGTGACCTTGTTTTTGGCGAAAGAAAGGGATAGATCCTTAAACGGTACAGTAGACGGCATTAAGTGATTGCTAGTATCACTTTATTTAGCGTCATTCCGCCCAACGGTCACGGAGTTCTTGACGCTTTGCTTCTTCTTTCTTACGTTGTTCCGACATTTTCAAATACTTCTCACTATCAATCTCAGTGATAAGCGTCATTCCTTGTGCAATAAAATCTTCGCTCTTATCGACGCTACCGTCGAGATGCTTGGGGTGTCCCATAATTGTCTCCGTTAAATGTGTAACGGAACTTTTAACGGGGTTCCATCCCTGTAACTATTTAGATTTTGATCCAGTCTACATCATAACGAATAGGCATAACATCAATAACTAGAGAATACCTAAAGTCACCACTCTTGTTATGAGGTACATCATGCTTTAGTGCAGACGGAAAGATCTGTAGTTGTCCATGCTTATTCTCATGCAACTCATCACCAAACCTCGTACCAGTCTTCGTATCTCCCCCTAGGAAGAGGTTTGTGCATGTAAAAGGCTTTCCATACCTAGGAGCATGTTCATCGTGGTTGTGCTCCATAATATAGAGGTCTGGTTTGATGATATTACCCCATGCGGAGTAGAACTTACCAGTACCAAACAATAGATGCAGTTTTGGTTTCAAGATTTTATAAACAATCTCATTCTTCAATGGATTGTGTCCATGTGATTTACCAATATGATACGTATCATGTAGATCACCAGCAATCTCTTTCAGTGCCCCAATAATTTGATCACACTCTTCAATACTACAAAAGTTATCAATTTTAAAAATCATCGTTTTCCTTGTACATTATGGAAGAAGAATCCTAGATTCATTCTTGTTACATCTCCAGCAAAATAGTCATCGTGGATGTTCATACCATGATGGTATTTGTCGCCATCAAATATTACTGCACGATTGTATTTTGGTTCTAGGTTGTGAATTAATTTATAATTCTTTTTAGGACGCCATGGTTGCTCATGCTCTCTAACATCCTCTCCTTCATAATCTGGTGCTAAACACTTGTAAACATTAGTACCAGTATTATCAATTTTGTTTAGATAGACCAACGCAGAGTATCCAGCATCACGATGTGGCCACCAATAATTATTTTCATAATCATTCCAGGGATCTTTCTTAAAAAAGAAACAATTGGAAATTACAGCACGACGATCACATGGTACTTGTCTAATACCCATACCTAGCAATACTCGATGTAAATGCTCATATGCTGGTAAAATATTGTCGCTGTAGAATTCATGGCGCATATCCTTAAAATATTCACCATTATAGTTCTTACGACCAGTAGACTCTTCTTTATGCAATGAATGTTCCTTTCGATACATTTCAGGAACATTGTCCATACTATTATTACTAGTACCACCTTCTTTATGGAAGTTTGGTTGAATGTGGTGTAGTAACGTGATTACATCTTCAGGATACTTGAAAAAGTTATCAATGTAAGCAAATGGAGACTCACCTTCGATCATTCCATACTCAATGGATTGATTTTCATTTAATTCAAAATAGTTCTTCATCGTTGTAATGCTAAGTTAAATGAAAATGTTAATCGACCATCCTTATCATCTCGTCTGAGAACCTCATGTTCCAGATATGGAGGAAACAAGATAATCTGACCTTCACTTGGTTTGAAGTGATAACTATCATACATTGATTCCCTAAGACCACTCCTCTCAATACCACGATACCTCATAGATCGGTAATGTGTTGATATTGGATAGAATGTTGTCGGAGATGGCTTTCTATTGTAATAAACGCCACTTAGGAATACTGGTCGCTTTCCATCCATGTGGTCATGACGTTCTTGATATTGACCTTCGTGATACATGTTATACCAAAACGTCAACATCTCACAAGGTTGCAATCCCTCACGTCGTAGTTCGTTATTACATGCATTCTCAATATCACCAATAAGACGATCCCTTACGTCTTGTAGGACCAAGGGATCATCATCGGGAATACGTGGGAATGTACTATTAACATCACAAGACCACCCAGGTGGTGTGTTTTCTACCTTTCCAGGATCTACGAAAAAATACTTACTATGTTTATTGAAATTAAAACAAATAATTTGGGTGGGGAAAATATCAATAATCATTTTAGTTTAAACATCACTGGGTTATTCTTGCGAACATGAATATCTGTCGCCATGGTAACCCTTACATCATCTCCTTCATATGCTTCAGTCCAATGACTGATTCCAGCATGAAATACTAATAACTCACCAATGTGATTCTCATATGTCTTGCCTTCATAGATGGTGCCGCCACTGCTATCACCACCCAAATATAAGTTACATGATGTAAAGGGATGCATTACCTTCTGTAATGGATCTCTCGTATCATAGTGTTTGTGGGGTTCGATCCTGTCGCCCTTTCTAAAGGCGTTGAACCATGCTTGTAACCATTTACCCCTACCAAACAGTACACGATACTTAGGGAGGACGATAGGACCCACTACGGAGTCCTGTAGAGCATTGTAGTAACGGTATCGACCAGTTAACTTGTCTCCCTTGACGCTGGGGTAATCATGCTCCCCCAACGCCATGATCTCATCCTCCCTCTCTAATACCCTCTCATAACAAATAGATGCTTCCCTTTCGGAGAGAAACTCAGGTATTCTAAAAACGTTCATTCAGATTCTTCAGAGCTTTCGGCGCTAGGGTTTGCTGCTTCTCTCTCTTCTGTATCAATGTTACCATCGTTATTAGTGTCCCAGTCGCTGCGATACTGCAGGTTCTTGGGCTTGCCGACAGTATACTTAAACTCGGTCATCGTCCTTGTCCTCGATATGGTTTACGCGCCTTGTTACGGGAGGTCGCACTGTATTTAGTATTCTTCCCATTACCCTGACGGGTATTCTTGGGAGTGGACTCGATCATAGGTGAGCCACTGATGCCGACTTTGCTTCGCGCCATAATTGTAGAATAATGTACTTGGTTATTATATCACATCGCAAAGAACTTAGCACCCCCACCAGGGGAATTCGCCATTGTCGTTACGATCGGTGTGCCGCCACTTGTCCCTAAGACATCCCCAACCCTGCAAACACGACGACCGCCAAAGAATACTTTAGTGCTCGTACCAATTGCAGTCCTGGGGGTGACGCATGGATCCCCTTTCGGTGTCGTTCCAGGTGCTGGGGTTAATACATCACCTTCGAGGATTACAGGGAACCCTCCGACGAAATACTTGCCTGCTGCGAATCCAACAGGTCCAATACCACAGGGCGGCGTGTTACAACTTCCTGTTCCCCCACTGTCGGGCGTTCCGTTGTAACATACGATGGGCTTACTCATTGTGGGTCTTCTCCCACAGTTCCGTCAATACGTCCTGTAGTTTTAGGTGCTCCTCCGAGTTCGGGGGACGGTAGTACAGTTGCATCTGGCGCAGTTTCATCAGTTCTAACTGTTGCTGCTCCACCACCTGCTTCAGATTTTCTAAGTCTTGCTGCAGCTGTAGCACTTGCTGCGTCGAAATAGTTGCAGAATTCCTCAAAATTGTTGAGAGCGTCTTCGTAGCTCCAGGTTCTTGGGTCATTTTTTTCCACGGGATTTTTTTTATATTGGGGGTTTTCAGATAACGACTTTCCAATAATATTTATCGGTCGTCTGGATACTTTTGTAGGTTAGGAAGGACCCAAAACTTTCGCTCGGGCTACCGCCCAACCGCAAAAAAGGGGCAAAAAACTGCCCCCTGTCGGATTTACTGTTTTTTTGCTGATCAGACCAGCAGGGCGAGGTGCTGGTCGGTGATGCTGTCCACGCTGCCGTCGTCGTAGACTCTGACCCAGCGGATGGGGTCGCCGTTGGTGATGCGCCACACCATCTGGTCACCCTCACCCTCTGCCTGACGGATGGCGGCGATGCGATAGGCGTGGGCGATGTTGATGGCGTAGTCTGCACCATGCTCGTCAAAGTTGCCGAATGAGGTGGGTTGAACAGCGAAGGTGGGTTGGGTCATGTCCTTTGTGTTGTTGGTAGAATTGTAGAGCATCAGGCGGCATACGTCAAGATCTGACGGTCAGGGTCGCTGGTCACGAACTCCCTCACGTTGTCCTGCTGCACCTTGATCACAACCTGACTGCTCTTGTTTGCTTTGCTCAGACCAAGGAAGGCACGGATGCCGTTGTTGCTGGTGACCCTCACACGGATGCCGCAGTCAAAGGCATGGGGCACAGCACAGGATGAGAAGACGAGACGACGTGATGACTTGCCCCGTCCCTTGATCAGTTCGGGGGTATAGTTGCTGTTGATGCAGCGGGTCATGATCAGACGGTCTGCCTCCATGATGTGGAGGGTCTGGTGCTTGGTGTCGTTGATGACGATGCCCATGCCGTGCTGCTTCTCTGTGACGTTGGACTTCAGGAAGTTCAGCAGGTCATGGGGGTGGATGCTGTCTAGTGCTTTTTCACAGCAGCGGTTGAAGAGGTCGCGGGCATCCTCCACAAGTGCCTCCCGCTCAGCAACGCCGAGAGAACGCGCACCCCTGACGAGGGCGTAGAAATCGCTGAAATGGGTTGCTCGGTCAATGACGCCATCGATGTCTGAGGTGTTGACCCAATCGAAAGACCCGTTCTTCAGACCTGCTTTGTGCTTAATGCTGATGCCCTTGTCTCCCGCCATGGCGTCTGCTTTGTGCTTCGTTCCCCCGAGGTGGGTGACGTTGGCGGGGTAGACTTGGTGCTCATTGAGCAGGTCGATGGTGGCGTGCTCATTGGAGACGCCGTTGTGATGGGTGCTGCCGTTGGTTTGGAACATGTTGAGATGCGTGATCGACACGCTGTTGTGTGTTGTGCTTATTATAAGGGGTCAGCGGCAGATCTGCTGCTGAGTCAGGGACAGTCCTGCAACTGCACCCTGTCGGACGTAATCTGCTGCGAGAACGCCTACGGTCAGGGCGAGAACGATTGAGAAGAATTTCATGGTGATCAGTGACGGTCAGAAATGTTCCAGGTGCCCCAGGTGGGGGCGAGGTCTTCATCAGAGAGGGAGCGGCGCAGTTCACGCTCTCGCTTCTCCTGCTCTAGAACGATGAGGGCGATCCTCTTGAGATTGTCGCTGCTGGCGTAGATGCCGTCTTGATCGAATTGAATTTTGTTCATGGGTCTATTATAGACACAGGGTGGGGGCATTGCCGCCCCCTAGTGGACAGATCAACCGTTGTCACACAGTTCTTCGAGCATCTCATCCATCTCATCGGTGTCGATGCGAGCATCCATCCAACGGACACCATCGGGAGTCATCTGTCCAAAGTTCACTTCAAGGGCAGGGATGAGGTGGTCGTATCCGCTGTGACCTTTGATGCGAGCGAGACGGTACATGCTCTCGTCGTTGTTGATCCAGAGGGAGACATTCCAGGTCTCGTAGTTTGCCCAACCGTTGAAGGTCGTGTCGGCAGTCATGGTGGAAGCGGTCATGTGTTTGTGTGAACTGATGTCAGTATAGAGCCTCGGTGGGGGGATGCAACCCCCCTGGTGGACAGTGCGTCAACCGAACACCATCTCAGCGATTCCATCCACAGGGTCGCCATACTCCATCACGGTGTGACCCAACCAGTCTTCACACCAGGCATAGGAGTCAGACTCGCAGTGCATGGAGTAAAGCACGTCGGCGGCATTGTCCATGCCCATGACGTATTCCCGCTCATCCAACTTGGGGCAGCAGACGAGGTATTGACCAGTGATCATCGTGTTTGTTTGAACTGAAGTCATTATAAGCATAGGGGGTGACGGATCGCGACCTCTCCTGTGCCACCACGTCAACTGTCCAGCATATCGGGGTAATACTCTTCAACTTCGCCTATAAGTTCATCGACACTATACTTGTCAAGATGATCAGACAAATTATCATAAACGTATTGATACATGCTCTTATAATCCATGCCCTCAATAATGCGTTCGATGTAATCATTCTGCAATTCGTCGCGGTCAATGATGTTTTCAGTGGTCATGATCATTCAGCAGGAAAGTTTTTGCAGACAGCATCACACAGAGTCTTGATTAAATCCTCCATGTCGTCTTCACTAATGCGGGGGACAATGTTGCAGGCAAACTCTTCAACAATGCCATCAATATCCCACATGAGTTGTTCACGTTGGGTGAGCATTTCGAGTCGATTAGTCATCAGTCAGGGGATCCTCTTTTTCGATGTCTTCTTGCATGTCTGGGGGCATCAATTCTCGATCGTCAATATCAAGATCGAAAATCTCTCCAGGCATGTCCTGAATCTCATCCCACATAGTTGGTTGTTTGAACTGAAGTCATTATAAGCACGCTAGTTCCACCCTGTCGCCTCATCAGGGACAGTTTGCGAACTGGTCGAGCGAAGCGGCTGAATCAGTTTGTGTAAGATAGACTGTGCAATATTCCACGAGGATGAATCAAACACCCCAGCATTCTCTTCAATGAGATCAATCATCAGATCAATTTCATCTTCGAGGAATTCAGTCTCGACAGTGTAATCAGTGTTGAGTAGTGTAGTCAATTTCAGTGATAATAGAGGTTGGATCGTCAAACAATTCAGTTGTATTTGTTTGACCTAATGATAGTAACTCTTCTAGAGTTTGTTCTTCGATTTCTTGTAACCACTCTTCTTTAGTCATTAGAAACCTCTTATAGTATTAGTAATTATAACATATAAGAGATTAATATTATTAAATTTTAAAAAACAAAAAAATCCCACTTTTACAAATTAATGAAAAAGTGAGATTTTAAAGGGGGCGCAGTTTCTAAAATACTGATCTTTTGTACTCCCCCAGTTAACTCAAGCGAACACGTAACCAGAGACGAAATCTTCAGTCTGGTATACATTCTGACCGTTCACACATCCGACGAACTTGCGAACATACCAGAGGAAATCCTTTTGGAAGACGCCTTCGCCAGCAATGCAGAATTCAGAGCAGAGTGCATTCAAGCGAGATTTGGTGGTGTTGGATTGCCACCCACCATCGAAGATTGTCATGGTGGTGTCATCAACCATTGCAATCTTGTTGCCGTGGAGATAGACAGTGGACACACCGTCGTTGGTAACAACAGACGTGTTACCCGAAGTCCAGTTCTTGTCTGCCTTGATAGCAGCGTTCATCTGGGATTCGATCTTACGCATTTGGTGCTGTGTTTGTTTGACTCTCATAGTATGCCCCACCTGCAGACCAATTGCAAGTGGGGTGGTGCCACTACCTAAACTGACACACTCACTGGTCCTGCTGATCGTATTCTGAGTAGTCTTTGAACTTACGTACTGATTTCTTACGTTGACGCCTAATATTCTTTACTTCGTAACCATATGATTCTGCTTCATCGATGTAGTCGTCTTGTTGAAATTCGTCGTTGTACTTGTAGCTCTTAGACATGGTTCAGAATTGACTAGTGCTGTATTTAGTAGAGGTCAGATATCCTTGATAGTAATAGCTTTATCCTTGATTTGTTGGTTAATATACCTTCCCAAGGACTTTTCAGGGTCATTTACTACTTTTTTGATGTTTTTTACAAATTCATCAACATTTTCGCAGTTATACACATATTCTTTAGGGTTTTTACCCTGAAATGTGATAAAAACCTCGTTATCTTCTACTTTTACGCTTGAAATAGCAGATGAATTCAGGTTTTTGAAGCTAATAGCAGTCATCATTGTGATTAAAGGTTAAAAATGAAAAAACTCATTTTTTTAAAAATCTCAAAAACTTAAAATTCTGTTTTTTTGACTTTTTGAGTTTTTTACTTTTTTGAGTTTTCCACAGGGTTGTGGATAAGTGTTGGGGGTGGCGGGCAGCAGTTTGTCGCTGCCTCTTACTGTTTGCCCCCTCAACTTCTATAGTATAGGGTATCGCGGCGGGTCTGGAAGGGGGCTTTGTGACGCTTTGAGGACTGTCCACTGCGACTTGACTTTCGATGGGTCGCGTGCTAAGCCAGCGTCTCCAGAGTACCTTCTGAGCTCCTTCACAGTATCTACAGAGCTCCCATACCTATTTTTTTAACCATTTTAAAAGTTTTCCACAGGTTTTTCCACAGGTGCTGAGATCCCTTGCTATCACTGACGCGGAGAACGGTGTATCCCCCCTCGGTGAACCACTAATTCTCTTGTGTCGAAAAGTTCTCCTTTGTCGGCACATAATACAGAGAATAGAAGTAAAGAAACGAAGATAAAGACTTGTTTACCTCCAGTGATTTGCATACTTCCAACCATGATTGATACTCAGTTTCCAGATCTGGACCTAATGTAATCAAGATTTCTTTTTGGTTCATCATGCAATCGGTTGAGCATTTCTTGTTGTAGTTGCAGTGTCGGATGCATTGCTTTGGTCAGTGGAGTCATCAATAGATCCTCCATTGTTAAATCTGTTCGTACTTTCTTCCAACCCATGATGAATAGTAGGACGTGTTGTGACGTAAGTTAATTGGTTATAATCATGAGTGAAACATAGTACACATACATGATCAAACTTATGCATTGATAGTTTGTCTGGTTTGGGTTTAGTTTTGATCTCAATGGTGATATAGTCATCACAGACGAAATAGACCCATCCCTTGAGATCATTCCAGATTACATAATCATTGACCTGTGGTTGGTACATGGTTAGTATAGGTCAGTGGTAGGAGTTTACTGATGATAGTGTGCAGGTTAGCATACTGTCCACTGTAGTCTAGACTATCGTCATCTAGATGATATTGATAGTGTTTGAGGGCTTTAATTGTGAGTTCAATGTCTGCCTTATCGAACTGTTCTTTGAGTGCGAATTGGTCCATCAAGAGGGTCATCAATAGGTACAGAGATGTAGCATTGTAGTTTGTAATCTCGTGGTTTAAGTTTTTGTGCTAAGATTTGTTTCTTGGCGTGAGAATAGTCTTGAAACCAAGAGAGATTAAACTTCTTAGTACGTGGTTCTAATCGCCATGGGAAAACACTATGAGGAAATAGTTTAATGTCTTTAGAACGTGTGAATTTAATTTCTTCACCAGTGTCCTTCTTTTTCTGGCGAGAACCAGAAGTCTTCCCAGTCTTTTGCTGTTGCTTCGGTGATGTTTTGGTTGGAGTATTCTTGGTAGGTTTCTTCGTTGAGCGTTTGGAGGTAGTTGTCTCTTGCCGAGATGTACTGGTCGTAGCGCTCGTCAAAGTCTCTAGGTTCTTCTTGAGACTGTTCTGCGTCTTTGATTTTGGTGATGACGATTTGCTTTGAGTCTGAGACTTGCCAGTCGAGCGTGTCGCCTTCTTTCCAGTTGAGGATTTTGAGGACTTCCTCTGGGATGTTGATGTAGTAGTCGTTTTCGTCGGGGTCATTACTCAGTTGAACTGTTGTGGTGTAGTGTATCATTTGATATAACCGTTCTCTTCTAACCATTGACGGGTGAGAGGTGTTGGTTCATAATCAGACCACATTGTACCCCTAGCGCACGACTCCAGTGCTTCCATGGTCATGTTCTCAGTCTTACCTGCCCAGGTTGCT